TCAGGATCGTTTGGCCTGAATAACTGGAGCTGAAACGCTGCCGTGCTGTTATCCACGCGCTCAGATATTGCCACGGCGCGATCCAACATGCCCGTGTCGATCATCCATTTGACGGCATCGACCGCGTAGTCCCTAAGCAGGGCGAGAGTCTCTGATCTGTTCTTCGATCTGTCGAGTGTCCAGATCAGCGATCCGATCTCGTACTGCGGAAGATCGAAACTTTCGCCCCAAAATTGATCGCCCCACCAGCCGCGCAGATCGAGCGGGCCCCCTGGCAAGTCAACGCCCGGCGGCGCACGGCGATCGGTGAACAGTGACAATTCCACCAGCGAGATCAGCCCATCATCGGTAGCAAGGTTCCCCGTAAACGGTGCGAATTCCGTCCTCGCTTGCGAGATATCTCCTCGCTGCTCAAGATTGTCGAATCGGTGCAGCAGGGCCGGCATCATCCCACCTTGGTCCTTCTTGTGATAACAGGCGCGATCGTGCCAATGCTGGTGGGAACCGGAAGCGGGAACGCGCCAGGCGGGACATTCAGCAGGACGCTAGCCGCCGCCATCCACGCAATGAGCTGAGCGCTAGGAACCACGCTGTCACCGCCGGCAGCCGTATAGGGTAGTAATGGGTCCACCGCACTGCCAGTATACACTGTGCCCGGTACGCCTAGCACGCTGCCCGGACTGAGCGAGATGGACCCGTCAACGTGGCACCGTATCACCTGCCCGTGCGCGCTGTAGAAGTCGACCTCGCCCGGCAGCTTTCCCGCGGGTACACCTCCGCGTGGCGCAGCGCCTAGCACTGCTACCTGATCGCTAGACCCGCCAACAGCCACAGCCACAGCCTCAGCGCCCGGCGGCAGGAAGCTGGAAACGCCGTAAGGCTCAAAGACCTCTGCACCGTCTCGCTGTATACCCTGCAGCATGCCGACGGTTGCGATCTGCCCGTTAGCGCCAACCGTCGATGATGTGATCCGCGCGCGCGTCACCATCATAGCGAGGCGCTGCCTCAGCTTGCGGATCATTCCCTTGATCGCGTTCCAGCTTGTGCGATCTACCATGTCAAGACGCCCTCTTTTATCCTGGGTTTAGTGGGGGGCGTGAGTCCTACAAACGCCTCAGGATTCACTAGGTCGATCTGCGTTTCAGTGCCGCTTGCCTTGCTCTGGGTAAAACTCACAGACTCGACGATTAGGCCCTTTTTCTTGAGCCTTAACAGTGAGTCATTGCAAATAATAGTCCTGCCCGGTTCCCATATTTTCCCCAGGGCTGACTCCCACCCGACCACCTTATAGCTAACCCGCTCGCTTTGTCCTGCCCGCGTGTTCCGCGTCCACTCAGCCGCGCGCCTCAGCGTTCCGGCTGTGCTTGAGCCGTCCTGGATAAACACCAGCGGCCTATACCTAGTCACGCGCGGATCCTTGGCCGATTGCTTGCCATCGCGCGCCGCGTCCCCGAGCACTGTAGAGCTCCCCTGGTTTTGTCCGAACGCGATGTAGAGATCGTGGCGCTGTCGATGGTCGCTGCGTCGACTGCCGCTCTTAATCCGTGCCCCGCCGCGGTCTAGCATGATTGCGCTGGCAGCTATCAGCCCCGGCGGCCTGCCGATCTCAAGCTTGCCGTCTACCGTGGTTCTCAATAATACACCCAGCTTCTGCGCCAGCCGGCCTAAGCAATCACCTGGGCTCTCTCCGATCTCCACCGAGTGACGGCGGATCGGCGTGTTCGCCAGCACATCAATATTATCAGACACTATCGGGGTGATCCCATAGGGGGCGCAGATCTGCCGGGCGATTGTTAAGAATGTCTTCTCTTTCCACGTTGAAGGATCAGGCACTACGCTTGAATCAACCAGATCGCCGCTCTTGCTACGCCCTTCTACTGAGAACGAGTGTGATGTTTTACCGTCCGATGACGCGCTATATCTCCACTCAGCAACATCTACATATCCGGTGATCACTTTGTTCAGGCCAATAGAAACCACGCACTCATCACCCTCCTTGATTGGGTAATCCTTGCGCGTGTTCACGTCGACATAGCCGAGCGAGAACGAGTCGGCCAGCGATGTTAGAGATCGAGAGATACTAACGCTCGTCCACTCGTCAAGGCGCTTGCCGTTGACAGACAGGCTCACCTTGGGACTAGCCACCGATCACCTCTATAGTCCTCGGCGGGACGAACATAGGATCGGTCACGTTGTTACGATCCACTATCTCCAAGTTGTGATCGTTGTTTCCGTATATCTGATAGGCAACCACCAGCGCGGGTAGAGCCTTGTATGTGGTGTATGTCGTGAGCTGCGGCAGGTCCTGCGCCACGCCTGCCAGGTACTCGACTACGTTGGCCTTTAGCTGCCTGACCTCGCTATACATCTGATCATCAAGGTCCGGGTCGATCGTTATCTCGTCGAAGAAACCCAAGAATTCCGACTTGAAAAGGTTCACCTCGTCCGTGCTGCCAAAGGTCATATCAGTGACGGCGGAGGCGGCCCCCGACAGAAACGAGATCCGATTAGCCAGCCACCACTGGATCGAATTCTCCTGCTCAAGCAAAGATTCAGGAGTCGCTAGCCTTGGCGCTGTGGGGCGCTCCTGCTTGAAAATTTCTTTCATCGCCTGGGTGAAAGTGTTCTGTGCTCGCTTGTTTCTACTTGGCAGGTCATCGACTGCGGACGTGATGCCGGCAACGATCCCGATCGCGGTGCTCGTCATCGATGTGACCATATCGCCAGGCTTTCTAAGCAGCGCTGACGCCTGATCTGCGAACCCCGTCACGGCTGATCCGAACGCCTCTGTTAGATTCATCGCTGCCTGGATCTTGCCCTCGACGACACGCATCGCAGCAGTCGCCAGGCCAATCGTTCCGAGAATCTGCTTTACGAATGTGCCTACCTTGAATCGCCTTTTATATGATGCAATCAGGGCCAGATTCACTAACCCCACCTGATTGAGCAGATCGAAACTAGCATCACGGATCAGCGGGAACGCCTGATCCTCTGTCACTACAAGCTTGAACCGAAATTCGCACATGCCACCATTAGGCCGGCTATTAGATAGAGAATACGCCCCATCTAGCGCCACTTGCCTAAAGGTGCCTCGGTAAGGGTGTTCGAATTTGTGGGTCTTGGGCTTGCGTAGGATCTCGATGAAATCGTCCATGTCGACGAGGTAATCATCTCCAACAAACCGCGCGACGATATCGAACGACTCTTCACCCTCGCTTATACCTTCGTATACAGGCCGTCCGCTGGTGGCGATTCGGTGGATCACGCCATCCGCCCCGCCGCTGTCGTTCACATTCTCATAGATAAACTTCTTTCCGTCGAGCTTCCCGAATTCTTTTTGATCGTCTCGCCAGCCCATTAGTTCAACCCCACCCCGTCGCCTGTGGTCGCGTTTACTTCGCCTTCATGATTGGACGATGTGACGCTGTTCACCTTAACCCGGCCGTCTTCTACGCTCACCTTAACGTCGATGGCGCTTCTTCCTTGCCCTGATTGTGCCGCCCCCTTGGGTGCGAAGCCCTCGCTTAGGAGCGTGGTTTCGGCGCTCGCCATGTCCTGCCCTGCTATGTAGAGCTCCAATTGTCTCCTGCCCCTTGCCCGCCTCAATTCGGCCGGATCTGTAATCTCTTTCCCCGCCGCGTCTCTGACTACCTTTTTGCCCCCTGCAGCCAGTTCGTTCCCCAGTTCGCTGGCGTTCCGCCTGGCGGCGCTGTCTGTTTTAATTCCAACGATACGCGCCGCGACATCGGAAAGCTTATCGCTGAGACCGAGTTGACGATCGATGAATGTTCCTATTGCGAACGTTAGGCCGCCGATGGCCCCGAGCAGCCCGAGTTTGCCGGGCCCGAGTTTGCCGATCAGTCCCCCGACCTTGCCCGCCGCCTTGCCCATTACAGGCCCGAGACCCCTGAACGCGTCGACCGTTCTCGTCACGCCTACCACTCCCTCGCCTATCTTCCCAAAACCCACAGCCGCCACGCCTAGCGCAGCCGCGCCCTTCACAATTCCTGGGTGATCCTTAGCTAGTTCGCCGCCGATCTTGGCAAGGCTCGTGACCACTGGGATCAGCGTGTCAGCCAGCGGCGTGATGGCTTCACCGATCGTCAGCTTGGCGTCATCCATCTTCGACTTGAGCAGCTTTAGACGGTGCGCGCGCGTCTTGCTGATCGTCTTCTCTGCCTTTTCGGTTTCGCCTGTCCGCTTCGCTTGCGCCTTCCTTGCCTCGTCTAGCTTGTCGAGGTTAGCGATTAGGCCCTGCACGCCTTTCCTAGCCCGCTCGCCTCCAAACAGCTTAGCCAGGTCGGTTTCGTCAAGGCCCTTGAACTGCGCCGCGAAATCCAGCGAGCCCATCTCCTTGAGGGCCTTGGAGTCGATGCGCAGCGCTGCCTTTCCGCTCTTCTCGCGCTCGCTGTTCAGTTCCGCTAGCGCATCCTTGGCCGCCTTCGTTGGCTTGACCGTAGCGCTAAGAAAAGCGGCGGCCTGGGTCGATGCGTCCGCGCTGCTTTTTGCCGTCAGCGTGATCGTTGAATAGATCGCAGCGGCCTCGCCTAACTTGAGATTCATCGCGCCCGCCGCTGATGCGACCTTGGGAAACGCTCGCGCCGTCTCTCCTACCGTGGTTCGTCCTTTTTGAACCGCTACGAATAGCGCGTCAGATGCGTCGGCGGCTGTCACGCCCTCGGCCGTAAAGTTGGCCACGGTAGCGCTCAGCGCCTTGGTGGCGGTGCCGACATCGGTTAGGCCGCCGATTGATAGCTTGTTCGCTGCGTCTAGTGTCTGTTGCGCCTGTGCGGCGTCCGTCGCCCCTGCCGAAACGATGTCGTAAAGAGCTCCGGCCTGATCTGCAGCGGTGCCGCCGAATTGCAGTGCCGCCTTTTTTGTAATGTCCTCAAG